GGTTTATTATAGCTGGTAGTGTATAAGCGTGGGTTCATCATATTTGGTGTGGTATCTTTAACTATGGGAAACTCCATTCTCCCACTTGCTCACCGACTGATACGTCAGTCCCAAGGCATTGCCCAGCTGTTCCTGGGTCATGCCCGCCTCTTTCCGCAGCTGTGCGATGCGGCCTGCCAACAAATTCTCACTCATCGTGTGTTCGCTCCTTTCATTTTGTGCTCTCAGCATATAAAAAACCGTCTAAAATGGCAATAACGGCGTAGTTGAATTACGGATATTATAATTCAACCAACGGTTGAGTGCAACAAAAAGAGGCGCAAAACCGCCGGTTTTGCGCCTCTCGCTCCTTCAAGAGCCTGAAATCCTTACCCATTCACAGCTTCTGTCCCTCGTCCGGCTCCTCCACCAGCACCTCCCCCGCCGGGGCGTCGGAGAAATCCAGCTGGATCACCGCCTGCGCCCGGTTCAGGGAGCAGCCCACGGTCTTGCCCCGCTCCGCCGCCGCACCGGCGCACTTCTCCAGCAGCTGCCCCAGAATCTCCTGATTCAGCCCGCCGCCACGCCAGTGGAACACGAAGTGCTCCTGGTTCTTCCGCAGGGCCTGCCGCACCCGCTTCTCCACATCCTCCGTCTTGGTGAAGGACAGCGACCGGTAGAAGTACCCCTTGTCCCCGCTGCACTCCGGCAGCGGCAGCACCAGCTTCTGATGGTCCCGGAAGATATGCCGGTCGTCCAGATTGAAGTAGTCGTACCGCTTCATCCCCCGCTGAAGGGAGTTATCAAAGGTGGCGTCCACATGATACCGCTGCCCCTCCACCGTCACCACGTTCCATGTGTGCCGGTATCGCACACCGATCTCCGGTGCCGCCTCGCTGAGCGCCACGATACAGGGAAGCCCCACAGCGTCGCACAGGGCCTTCACCGTCTTGGCGATGCCCTCACACACCCCCACCCCTTGGGTCAGCGGCCCGATGATTTCGTGGGAATAGGACTTTTTCAGCTTGTCATAGGTGACGTTCTCCAGAATGAAATCGTGGATGGCCAGCTCCTTCTCCCGGTCACTCTTTCCCTTCAGGGGCCGGGCCAGCCGCTCCAGCCGAGCCGTCACCGCCTGCCGGTGCATCTTCACCTTTCCCCGATCGAACAGATAGTCCGGCAGCACCTCTACATGGTCCGCCCCCGGCATCTTCCGGTAGTGAAACCCCGTCACAAAAAACAGCAGCGGCAGATCCAGCTTCATCCGCAGATAGATGTCCGACAGCACCTCCGTCCCCAGATCCGGCACCCGGATCACCGCCGCCAGCGCATCGCACCCCGCCGCCAGCATATCATAGACCGCCTTTTTCTCCTTGCTCAGCTGTCCGTAGTAGTATCCCGCCATTCTTCAGCGCCCTCCCCTTACAAGTCAGGCTCTATTGTACCCGCCCCGCCGCCCTTTGGCAAGTCCTTACCAGCCGATGGCTGCGCCGTACTTGTCAAACAGCGCCGAAAAGCGCTTCTTCTGGGTGGGCGTCATCCGCTCCTTGTACAGGGTAATAAGGTTCTGTGCGCTGCGGGTATCCCCGGCCTTGAGATAGTTACCCATGGCCCGCTCCAGACTGTCGCTGGCAGTGGAGCTGAGGGACTGGGGCTTCTCCCCCTCCACCGTCCGGCCGCTGCCATACCGCACGCCTCCGGCGGCCTTCTGTTCGTCCGCCGCCTTGCCGGCATAGTACTTCAGCATGGTGCTGTACAGATCCCGGTCCTCCTTCCCCACGCTGTTATAGTACTCATACGCCCGGTCGCTGTCGGACTGCCACGCCTTCAGCTGATCCTGCCAGCGGCTGTAATCCACCTGTTCAGCCTGCTGCAGCAGGCCGTACCGGTCCATCAGGGCCTGTCCCTGCTGCTCATAGCGGCTGCGAGCCTGCTTCTCCAGCTCCGGGATCAGGGCCGACAGCTCCGACAGATACTGGCTGTACGCCTGCTGCCCCGTCTGCTGGGCATAGCTGGAGCCATACCCGCCGGACAGAGCCGCCGCCTGCCCCATGGTATCCTCCATGGCCGCCTGCCCCTGCCTCTGATAGAGCCGTGCATAGCGCTGATAGTCGGCGTCCTGCTCCGGGTCGTAGGCATAGGGCTTGCGGGAGCTGATTTGGTCGTACAGCGCCGCCAGCTGCTGCTGGAACCGGGACTCATACTCCCCCGGCTTCTGCCCCTGCAGGCTCTCCCACAGAGCACGGGCCGCCGTCACCTCATCGGATGGGGTATATCCCTTCTCCAGCTGCCGCATCCGGCTCATAGTCTCATCCGACACGCCGGAGAGCACCTGACCGCTGGTGCTGGGGCCTGAGGTAGCCGGGGTCAGCCGGGCCAACAGGCTCCCCATGGTCTCGCTGCCCGCCACGCCGTCCACCCGCAGACCATTCTTGCGCTGATAGTCCAGCACCGCCGCACGGGTCTTTTCCCCAAAGCCGCCGTCCACGTCCAGCGAATAGCCCACCTGGTTCAATGCCTGCTGCAGCTGCTTCACCGTCTCTCCGTAGGAGCCGTAGTAGACGGTAGGATAATTGGATGCCATCTTTCTTCCTCCTTTTCATGCCGTCCGTTTCCAGACGTACACCGCCAGATACGGCGGCATATTGTTGTGGGCCTTCCCGCCGCCCACGCTGCCCGTTTTGGTATTGCGGCTGATATCAAAGGCCGCCGGGGCATAGGGATAGTACCGACCGCTGCCGCTCTGAACGCCCATATCCCCCACGGTGAACGCCTTCTGGCTGTTGGTGATAAAGCCGTAATACCCCGCCTCGTTGGCCGGGTTGTGAGCGTGGGCGGGCAGTTCATTCTCCGTCAGCGTGTGGACCGCCTCACCGCCGGTGGTCCCTGCACCATACGCAGTGCCTGCCGCCAGCAGGAACCTGTCCCGGATGCGCTCCCACGTTCCGCCAAACAGTACCCCCGGATCGGTGTCCGCCGCCGACAGATACAGGCTCCCCACAGGATAGATCAGCTCCCACAGGGCCTTACCCTTCACATAGACCTCCCACTCCGGATTCACCTCCACCGCCCGGTCGTGCTCGGCATACTTCCCCACGCCTACCGCCGTGCCGCCGGAGGCCAGATGCACCGCAGCCGCCGCCGTGGGAATGGCGCACACCACCGTTCTCCGGCTCCCCGGCAGATCCTCCGCCGAGAGCTCCAGTTCATACGACAGCAGCGGAGAAAATCCCGGCAGCACCTTCTCCACGCCGCTCTCCAGCGCCGTATAGCCGCCGAACTCCCCGCCGGGACGCCGGGAGCGCACCCGCAGGCTCACCTGATTCCGCCCGCCCACGTCGGAGCACTGCGCCCCGCACTTTACTTTCACATAGCCGCCGTCGCTGCACGCCGTGCCGTCGGCGTCACATCGACATACCGCCGGTCGAGTCATGGTGGGGCCGCTGTACTCATATACCGTCACCGGCCCCGCCTCCACGGAGACACTGCGCCCCCGGCTGTCCTTCAC